TTTGATACAACTGGAGTAGTTTGTTCTATTATAGCTACCCCACGATTTAATACTTGATGTGCTGAAATTTGAGATGGTAAAAGTCTTTCTAAATTTGCCGCTTCTCTATACTTTTCTGCTTTTAGTGCAGACCTAAATGTATTAGGATTAACATCAGCATTCTTAAACATACTAAGAAATTTATTAGACACCATTTTAGCTGCATATCTTATTTGATTTTTAGATACAGGTAAACCTGCAAATATTGCTTCTACTCTTCCACTAAATATTTCTTCTTTAGTTAGTTCTCCACCAACAAATGGTACAGGAGCAGCTAATGAATCATACGCCATTTTTAAAGCATTAAAAAACTCGTTTTTATCATCATCAGTTTTTAATCCTAATCCTTCTGCAGCTTCATTACGTAATTTTTCACTAAAAACACCACCAGCATATAATGTTGCCAAAGCTACAAATGGAGAAGCTATTCTTCCAATTAATCCAGCTTGTGCTGTAACTCGACCAGCAGTATAAGCCGCAGCAATAGTAGCGGCACTTGCCCCTGTGTCAGCTGCAATTTTAGGAATAAGAGATTGTGTGTAATCTACAACTCCTGCAGCAGGTCGTCCAAAAGGTGTCATTGTGCCATCATCTCTTTCAACGCTTACGAGCATAGACCCTTCTAAAAAAAGAAAAGGGTCGTGCTCTACATCATAAAGAAAATTTATTTTTCTATCTGTGCCATCTGGTTTTTTAGTAAGACCAGATATGTATGCTTGTTCTATTTGTTCTTTGTCTAAGCCAAATCCACTTTTTACTTGCGCCATGCCTGTAAAAAATTTAGGAACTTCTGATTCATATAGAGTTTGATAACCTACATCAAACCCTGCGTCTTTTATAAGGTCTTCTCTACGTTTCGTAGTTTCTATTGCACGTTGTTCATATACGTCTATTACATTTGGCTCACCTTTTTGAACTGGTGGCATTTGAAATGATGTAGCCCCCATACCTCTAAGGGTTGTATCTATTATTTTTGAAAAAGCTGATTTTTCTTTTGGAGGGGGCATAGCTTGTATAAAGTCTGGTCTGGTAGGAACAGGTACAGGCTCTTCTATATTTTCTTGTATTGTTTCTGTGTCATCTTCGTCTTCAAAGACTAATCCTGGAACATCAATTTGCACTGTAGTTTCTCCTTATTGCATATATCTTAATTTAGCCCAATTAATATCTGTATCATCGAATATTACTGGTGCACCAGTTTCTGAATTTAATTGTACTTTATTTAAATATAAACTTTCCACATTATTTCTTTCGTTTTGTCCAACAATTGAATATATTTCAAGTTGGCTTGTAGCTTTGTGCATAGTGTTAATTATATAATCTTTCTTTGCTTGGTATAAAGCTACAGCTTCTCTACCTTTTTCTGTTATTGTACGTGAATCAACTTTTACCACACCATCTTCAATTTTATATTCTGCACCAGATAATTTTGCTACCTGTTCTGCATCTAAAACTCTAAAGCCCATTTGAAGTGCTAACATACTAAATATATCTTTGGTATGATTAGCTTTTCCTGATGATATACTAAAACCTAACTTTCTTTCTAATTCATATATAGCTTTTTCATTAAGATTCATATTTTCATAC